TGCAGAGATTGCATACTCTTAATGGGTGCATGCTTCCATGTATTAGTAATAAAATTAAATAAATCCATAACGCTGTACAAATAAATATCACTCATATATACATGGTCACTATAGTTGTAGAGTGTTCACTATAGAAGGTAATTATATTACCATCAACTCTAGCAGGTTTAAAGGTACCTAGCGCTGACTATTACCGAGTAGTAATGCCCCAACCTAAAACAGTCCTAATGACTGTCGTATGCAATCATAATTTTCCAATGGAACCTCAAAATAAGGCTCCAACTGGAATTTACTAATAATACGTAAAAACAATTTATGTCTAGACTCAAAGATCTCACGTCCATAAAAGAAATATTCTCTATTCATGGAAATGAGAATTGCAGCCATTTGTTCTTGTTTACAAATTGACTTAGATCGAGTCCAAACAGTTAAACACTTGAATATAGAATCTTCAACCAAAGGTGCACAAATTCTGTTTAAATCAGAATTGTACACAAAATACCTCTTCAAGAAAGTAATTTCTGAAATATGTACAAATTTTCTTGATTCAGCATCTTTTTGGTCCATGGTATATATAATACCAACTTCTCCAAGTGCTTCCTGAATTGACGTATGATTAATAAAAGGATACTTCCTATTAATTGAACCACAGTTATCATCACCATATGTAACTAATGACATAATATCGCTAAAATTTTCCATATCATATTTAAATATATTATTTTTATGGAATATTCGACGAACTGCCATTCTCATATAAAGTGAATTAACAAGTGAATTAATAGGAGTAGTAAGCACATGTCCCGATGGATTTGCTCCATAAAATTGAACAAGGGTACCAAACAATTCAGTAGTTGGAAATGCAGTATCAGTAGCAATTCCTCTAACTACACGAATATCATCATCATCCCATCCAGCTGCTTTTAAGATATTAATAATAACCTCAAAAGCTGCCAGAATGAGTTCTGGAGGCATTTGTTTATCAAATGCTTTATAATCTCCAGCAAAACAATATTCTTTTCCATGTCTGGTAACATGATTGTAGATCTCTTCCCAATCATGTCCATGTGCATTAGCACCTATTGCCATTTCAAAATTTAATCTATGTTGTCCAACAAATTCTCTAATAATACATAAAAGATATTTGCGAGCAACAATTGAAAATGCAGTAGGTGATCCAGTAAATATTCTAACTTTATTAATGCGAGCCTTTTCAAATGTGATAGGTTCATCCTTGAAAGATCCTTTAAAAACAGGATTAGCTTCCAAGCCATTTTTATATTGATTAATAATATAATCAACTTCTTCCTTTAATTCATCTGTGTAATCATAACACACAGAATGATTTTCAGTAGGATTAGATAATTCAAACAACTTCTTCTTAGAGCCTGAATGTCCATACCCACCAGAAGTTGACAAATTTAATCTATCAATATATGGTATACCATCACATCCGTTAATTGCAACACTATCAGGATAAACTGTTAAACGCTTTAAATCCTTTATCTTTGAAATAAATTCATTTGACATTGATTTAACGGCAAATTGAATTTCTTCAGGATAAAAATTTGCATTCACAACAGCTTTCTCTATATTCTTAAGTGTAGCAACTTTAGGATCGCATTTAATAGGTGAAGTATGAGTAATACTCTTGAATTCAGTGTGCTCTCTATAGTATGAGAGAACTTCATCACTGTATGGCGTTCTTTCCACGTGCGTTCTAAATTTTGCACGAGGCAAACAAGAACCACCAATAACATGATATTCACCTTCAAGAGTATTAGTCACACATTTAGGATGAACGCGATCAATCTGCATTGCTTGAGCATTTAAAACTTTAGCAATGTCATAATCGCTATCATCAAGTGGTTCCAACCCAGTAAGTTGAGTTAAAGCGTAATCCACATTTTCTTTGTAGATTATTGTTGCTAAACCCAAACCATTGGAATTTCCAGCACAATGAATGCCACACAACATTTTATTGTCACCTTGTATAGCAATAAGCGGGGAACCACAATATCCATTCGCAGTTGATTGACTATATTTTACTAATAGTTTATCAACTGCTGAATAGACACGTTTATCATAAGTATATTGTCTAACTGCATTTTGATTCTTAAAAATACGAATTGCATTAAGGACATCATGTCCACAACTCGAATCAAC